AAGTCAAAGTAACCTGCAGAAACTGTACCAAATTGAGCACCAACAACAGCGTTGTTATAGATTGTGCGAATAACTTCACGATTGATCTCAGCGAGAATCTCTGTAGAAAGAATATTCGACAATTCTGTTTCAGCATCAAGACCGTGAATTGCTTTCAAGTCTTGTGCGAGTTCTAACGAATACTCAGCTTTCAGAGCGCGGGACTGTGCAGTAACAGTAACTTTCTCGATTGAGAATGCCATCTGTTGGAACACGTTAGCACCTGTACCGTAGTCAGCAGCACCAAGATATTCAGCAAATGCTGTTGGAAGACCAGTACTTGTTGTTGTAGCATTGGTTGTTACGTTCGAGAATGTATTAGCATTGTCGTTAATACCAGCACCATAAACTGTGCTAAGTCTACCAGAGAATGTTGTGTTAGCTTCGCCATAGAATGCTTCTGTACCTGCCTGATTGTCATAACGGGCGCGCATTGCGAAGATAAGACCAGTTGGTCCTGTCATTGGCTGAACACCAGCAACGTCATAAGCAATTAAGTTAGGAAGCGAACGGCGAACCAAACTGATTAAGATTGGATCAAAGTTCTGAACACCACCTGTCACGTTAGAAGGACCAGCGACTGTCGGTGCTTCGTTAAGTGCCATGCGATCTTGACGCATAGCTTGTTGTTGATTTTCCAGAACAAGTGCTGTAACGGCGCGCTTGTATGGATCTTTAATGGTCTCTAATTCTGGATGATCCAGAACAGGCGACCATTTCTTTTGAAGTTCTTCAGTTAAATACATTAAAGTCTCCTAAAATTTGTTATACTGTTATTTATTTAATTACAGTTTTTGAAATTGTTTTTGCATATGCTTCCATTGAAGGATCATCAAATCTTGCAGGTTTGACTTCATCTTCAATGAGAACTTCATCATCAAGTGATAAATTACTAGCAGATTTTACGTCGGATCTGAAATATGCTTCTTTCAGTGTGTTTAGTTTATCTGCGAATTCATCTTCAGTAGTAAACTCTACACTCTCTGTGAGTGATTTTAGTTTTTCTACCTGAGTTTGTGTAAGGCCTTCACACGCTGTGTAGATTGCCTCATATTTTTTGTGTTCGTTGAGTTCGATGTTTAAAGCAACACCGCGGTTGATTTCTTCGTTAAGTGCATTTTCTAATTGTGCAACTTTTTCAGCAAGTTCTTCAACAACGTCAACTTTTTCTGTAGGAACATCGATATAGTGTTCGACAAATAAATTACGTAAGCCGTCGATAAACTCTTCTACGATTTCAGAGCGTAGACCTTTTTCGATTGCTATTTGATTTTCTTTCATCCACTCTTCAACCATATAGTTCAGATAAGCATCAACTTTATCTGCGAGTTCTTCTTTAATTTGTTCAACAGCAACTTGAAACTCTTCAACTAATTCTGCTTCAACATCAGCAATAACTTCGCTCGCACGTGCATACACAGCTGATTCAAAAATTGTTGATGCTTTTGAAACGAATTCTTCAGAAAGATTTTGACCTTGTAAAAGAGCATCGATATCTTCTTTCATTTTTTCTTTCATCTCGTCTTCTTTTTCTTTTTTCTTCATCATTTTCTTCATCATTGCTTTATCTTCTTTTTCATCTTCATGTTCAGCTTCATCTTCATGTTTAGCCTCATCGATGATATCATCTTCTTCGAATTCTTCTTCGTCTTCTAAGAAGTCTTCTTCATCTTGTTCTGTTTCTTCAGGAACATGCATTGCCGGTGCATTTTTATTTGGCATATATGTTGCGATCAGTGTTTTTGCTTTTTGACGATCTACTCTGCTATTTTGATCTTGATCATGATCTTGCGTAGGTGCAGTTAAATCTGAACGACCCATTGAATCTTGTGGACCAGTTGCTTTGGTGATTCCGACGCCATCTTTTGCTGAACCAACAGGAGGTGTTGCTCCAGGAGGTGTTGCACTTCTAATGCTCTTTGCAGCATTTCTACCAATGCTTTCTGTATCCCGATTGGAAAAAGTAGGACCACCGATATCCTCGTGACCTTGTTCGTCGGCAGCTAATTTTCTACCTTGACCAAATTTTTCGCCACTACCTCTTTTAGATGCAACAGATGCATCGAGAATTTCTTTAGCGGCTTCTGACAGATTTAATTTTCCCATTTTTGAAAAGCTCCTTATTTTCTATATTGTATATTTATAATTAGAGTTTTTTTATGAAGTTTTCAAAAATGCGTAGACTTACTTTTTCTATATCATTATTTGATGCTTTACGTATTTCTCGTACTGCTTCAGAATGATCTTGTTCAGTCCATACACCATTTACTAACATCCATTCTTTTCCTTCCATAATACCTTGTACAAAAGCACCAGGTGCAGAAGGATCTGCTACAATGTCTGCCGCTGTGGCCAAATGAAAATCGTCTTGTACAATATTAACTCCGTTAACATTCTTTAACGATCCCATACCTCTTGAAGATACTCCTAATTGAGCACCACCTTCAATAAGACTCCTAGCAATGTTACCCATTGGAGTATCAAGAATTTTTGCTTTACCTACCCAATGTTTACCATTTTCTTTTAAATCTACGATCATGTGTGACACACGATCTAAATTAATTGTTGGCGTTTCTGGATGACCCAATTCACCAAACGCACGATTCTTTTTGATATACTCTTCTGTATATCTATCAACTTCTTTTTTCATCGTATCATGTTTATACATACGATTGTTTTTATTCTTAGTTTCGGAGACTAAGAATGGACCAGAAATGTATAATGTCTTTTTACCATCTGATTCTTCAATCAGATAGTCTACTTTTTCTATAACTTCTTTAATTAGCTTCATGGTTTTACTGCGTATTCGCCATAGTTAAATGCAGCAGGATCTCTTGTCCAACCAGCATCAAAATATGATGTGTTCTTATGTAATTCAAGAATTAATGTATAAGATGCATTTGCGGTTGTTCCAGCTGTTTGAATTGTAATATTGCCTGTTGGATTAATTGCATTGTTCCAAATTGCAGGCAAATTATCATTTGGATCAGTAACTCCTGCACCACCACCAAAAGAAAAAATTATTCTATCATTTGCAGAATTATTTCCTTGCCATTTCAATTGTAGATTACCAACTTTTGCATCAACATTATACACAATACGTTTTATTGATAATGAATTTGCTCCAAAACCACTTGAAACTGTATTGCCTGACTGATACAGTTGATTGTTGGCATTTAATACACCACTTAGTGTTCTTGGATCTACGAAAACAGTTTGTACTTCATCGCCGCCACCGGAATCAAAAATACCTACGCGCTTTATAAAAACTCGTTTCGATGTATCTATTAAAATTTGCGTACTGTTTGATGTTGCCATTTTTTATCCTGTTTTTTTTTATTCTTCGTCTTGACTACGAACTAAATTCCTTGCAATCTCTTGCTTTTTTGCTTCAATATGTGCAGTTACTCTATCATGGATTGCAGAATATAGTGCATTTCTAAATTCAACACCATTATCTTCATGAGCAAAGTCAATAATTTTTCTAGTATCATCCATAATAATCTCCTATTTTAATATTTATAAAGAATTTATTGTTGGGTTTGTTGATTTGTTTGTTGATCAACACCATCTTGATTTGCCATCTGATCTTGACCCATAGGTAATCCAATTCCCAACGCTTTTTCTTCATCCATTTCTTTCTGCATTTCTTTAATTTCATCATCTGTTAATCGAAGAACATTTCTTTGAATCCATGATTGCGAGAAATATCTACCTGTATATGGATCAACATTAGCTAAAAGTGAAAGTCTATCTCGCATTAATTCTGCATCTTTTAATTCAGTAAAATTATTATCTTTAATGAAATCAAAATATATATTTTCTTTGAAATCTGTCCATTCTTCGTCAGTACATATTCCTTTCAATACGCATTGTACACGTAATGCTTGATCGAATAGATCTGAAAATTTATTTCTCATTCGATCAACAAATTTAGAAAATTTTAATTCATCTCTTGTAATTTCAGATACACGACCTAATGAAAAACCTGAACTGTTTGGATCTAATCTTGAAACTGGTACACATAATGATTTATATAATTTCTTTTCAAAATATTTAACATCTTCAAGTTCGCCTAGATTTTGTCCACCAGGTAAAGTAGTAATTTCTGTACCTTTACCACCTTCTCTACGAGGTAGCCAAAAATCTTCCATCATTGACATAAACTTTCTATCATCACGAACTTCACCGGTATTAGCATCATAAACAAGTTTATTTTTATATTTAACCATAATGTCGCGGAGATACTGTTCAGCCTTTAATTTTGGTAAATTACCAACGTCAATATAGAAAATTCTTCTTTCTGGTGCTCTTGAAATACGATAGATAACAGTAGCATCCTCAATCATTCGTAATTGATTTAGAGGTTTAATTGCTTTGTGTAGATATGATAAAACAACTGCTCTGCGAGAGTCCATTAGTCCTGAAACGACAGAGACAATAGAATCTGCTGTAATACGAACACCCATAGGACCAAAATTAGAAGAAGAGCCGGTAACAACTTTATCATTAAAAATATAATACTCATTAATAACATTCATTACTTCTACACCAGTTCTTTCATCTTTTTTCTTTTTGATTTCTCTAACTTTACGTAATTTTCTTGGATCAATATATCTAAGTTCTTTGATTCCTTGCGTAGGATTATCTTTATCTAAAATAATATGAAAGAAAAGTCTACCATCAACATAAAAACGTCTGAAAATGTCACCTGCCATATAATTATAATTAAGCAATTTTAGAACGGTTTCAAATTCAGCTTTGATAGCATTCTTAATTTTATCTGGTTGCTTGAGATTATCTAAAATTATCTTAATTGTTTTGCCGTCATCATCTTGACAAATTGCTTCGTTAACGATATCATCAATTGCAGACTCAATTTCAGGCTGCATTGCCATTTCACGATATCTTGAAATTAATTCAACTTCATTTTTTGCTGTGCCATCAAGATCAACGTATGTACCATAGTATGCGGCAGACGTAATAGTGAGAGCACCATCGTCTGCCGCTGGAGGAGCAAAAGATTGCTGAACTGCTTGATCAGCATCATTTTTCTCTCTAGATATTGTAAATCCAAAAAGTGTAAATTTATTTGACATAATATTAAATCCTATTCACTTGTCTTAATAATTGAGAGATTTTTTTTAAAAAATTATAAATGAATAATATATAAATTATAAATTATCTAGATCCATCTGTAGATGGAACTGACTCCCACCACTGGTATGCAAATGTTACTGCATACTCTTCAATTGAATCTTGATTTCCCCAATCTAAATCAATAGGTGCAACATCAATTGGAAACATACCTCTGAAAGAATATTCTTTTATGATATTTCCTGTTTTTCCATATTGTGAAATCTTTGCATCTGATGTGTAAGATGTTGGTCTAAGTGCGGCAGGAGATCTTAAGTTTCCAACATGAGAGTTGATAGTATTCATCCAACGTTCTAAATAATTTCTGATTACAAAATTTTCATCGTTAATAACTTGAATTGTCCAATTTGCAAAAGTTCTATTTCCTGCAAATTTAACTTCTCTTCCAAAATAATAAACAGGAACAGAACCTATTGTCGAACCTGGCAATTGTGATGCCTTTATCATGAATCTGCCAATTGATCCGATGTCAGATGTTCCACCAACACTTGGTGGAAAAAGCAGATTCACTTGGAATAAATTAGGTCTCGCACCATCTGCGATCATATTTGACCTAAATGCGTTTACGTTAAATGCCATTTTTTTCTCCTATATTATTTTTATTTATCAGAGATTATATAGATCCAGCAATTTCGTTAAAACTAACTCCAGTTCTAACTGCTACGAAATTTAGCTGAATAAAGTTAATTGAACGTGCTGGTTTAACGTAAATATCACCGACAAATCTATTAGAATCTACAACTTCAGCTGTATTATTTGACTCATCGCAAACAACTCTAAAGTCATAAATTCCTCTTCTACCTTGAATATCACGTAAGAATGGCGAAACTAAAGCTATAAATTGAGAGCGTGTAAAATCATCATTAAATTCAAACAATGAATATTGAGATGCTTGTGCAATTGTTTTTTCTAAAATAATAAACAATCTACGAACATTGATTCTATCGAAAGCTGATGGCTTTGTCGTAAATGTTTTATCACCATAGAGAACTGTACCTTGACCAGGGAATGTTACAACTGGATTAACACCCAAAGCATAAATCGAATCTCTTTCAGATTTTCCTGGATTCCATGCTAATTTAATAACATTCTTTAAATTGCCTCTATTGAAACCTGCAGGCGAAAACCATGGATCCGCTTGCGTGTCTGTGTATACGCATAATCCTGCTATATCACCATTTAAAGGAATCCAACGATATGTGTTATTATGCTTATCAAACATGTATTTCCAACCAGAATCTGCAACAACATAGTTTGTTGGACTTGCTAATGTTGTTAGTAAACTTGATGCCCACGATGTGATACTTGTTGTAGCAACACTTGCAGATTTGTTTATAACGTTCAATGAAGGTGGCGAAACGAATGCAATACAATCTTTTCTGGCAATTGCAATATTTCCAACATGTGCTTGGACTGTTGGACTAGCATCTCCTGTTATAATTAAAGATACATCAACTTCATCTGGATTTTTAAATAAATCATACGAAGTTTGTAAATTTGCATTTGTTGGTGTAGAATCTGTGCCACCAATAAGTGATACGTTTACGAAACTATTGTTGTTATTTGCTCCTCTATACAATTGTGTATAGTTGACACCATTCGAAAGTGGTGTTCCCCATTTATTTGTGGTTAAAGATGTACTTGTTGTATTGGAATAATCAGGTGGATCCATTACATAGATATATTTCGAATTATTGAAAATATAATTCTTATAATAATTTGAATTTCCTAATATATCTTTCGCATCACTTGCTTTAGAAAGATATGGAAATATTTCAAGAACTTGATTTTTAACACCTGTAAACAAGCCTTGACCATCTAAAACAACAACGTGAATTTCATCATTTGCTGCACCAGCAGATGTTGCTTGTAATGATGTTCCAGGATTTCCAGGGAAATAAGATGCGACACTTACTCCGTTGACTGTCCATGCTGATGCATTTGTAGCATTAGCAGCAGCAGTATTGGAAGAATCTAAAACACCAATAACTAATGAATTTCCTAATGCTCCAGGATAACGTGCCATGAATGGACCAGCTACGTTTGCATTGTCTCCACCCAAATAACTGTATTCGTATTCATCTTCATTTTTTACAGCTGTAACGTAAGATGAATTGGCGTCAGCGTTATAAGAAGTTGATCCAATAGAACGAACAATTTTTAAATTGTTGCCATATGATAAGAAACTTGCTGCTGTATAGTATGATACATATGTATTTGAATCTGGCTTAGTGAAAATCTGAAGCATATTTGATTCAGATGAAACTTGAATTCTTGTATCGACAGGTCCCCAATTAAATTGTCCTGCGAATGCACCGGCAGTAGTAAGTACGGAAGGAATGACGGTTGTCAAATCAACTTCTGAAACGTTTACTCCTGGAGATATTGAAAATGCCATTTTTGTCTCCTTAAATTATTTTATATTTATTTTGCAAATAATCATTTATTCATAATATTATTTATCAATACTATTATTTACATATTCTTTAGTGTATCCCTGATAAAATTGGCATATGTTGCTGAACTATCTGCTTGTTCCCACACATCTCCGTCAAATATATCAAATGTATTTTCTAATCCAGTTTCTATAATTAGCTCAGGTAACATCTCGTCATCTACTTGATTCATATTTTCAAGTTGAATTTGTTTTCGGATATCATGATTTACAATTTCTCTAAAGTATTTCTGTGTTGTTGCCCAAGCAAAAATAACTAAAGTCATTACAATATCATCATTAGCATCTTCTTCTGCTGCAAATGAAGTTTTATTAGCAACAAATGTTGTTAACTCTGAGATAGTATCAAAGTCTTGAATTACTAGTTTGTTTCCTTCGATTAAAGTTTTTAGATTTGAACAGCCAATTCTTTTAACTGCGGGTGACATTTTAACACCCATTTGTACACCACGACCAAAACCAGAACACAACTGTTGAGGTTTCTTATTACCAGTCATCACTTTAAATAGATTTTCATACTCTAAATCTTGATGGATGATATCTGCAACTTGAGGATTGTTATTTACTTCTATTAATATATAAGCATCATTATAATACTTTGCTGCGTTATATATGACTGTTGGAAATAATATCGGTGATATTGATGAACTATGATAAACTGCGACTTGTCTGTATGGTGTTGTCGATATATCTATAACGGAGAATGCAGATGCGTCCATATTTCTACCTTCAGAAACATCAACGCAAATTAGGTATAAATGTTCTTTAGTTTTATCATCATCACCTTTAACTGGTTTTTCGTAAACAGTCATTTTATCATGATCAGCGATTGGTTGTGAATATACCAATTGTTGAAGTTTTGTACCAGAAATTAATGTATTTGTGGAGCCCAGAAACTCGGTTTCAAACTCCTGCCTAAACTGATGTTCAGATGTATTCTTAATTGTCTCTTCTTTCCACGTTTCATCTCTACCTGGTACCATTGACCAATGAATTTCAAATGGTACATAATTATTTCTTTTATTGAGTGCATCTGTCCATATTTTATAGAATAGATTCATACCGTTTGGCGTAGAAACAATAATAATTTTTGTTTTTGTACCAGCAGTGATAACAGGATAAACTGATGTGAAGAAATCGTTTGCAATATTTGCAGGAACGAACGCAAACTCATCAAGGAAAACAATGTTAAATGAGCCTGATCGAGCTGCTGATGAAGAAGTTGAAGATGCTGTTATTTTTGAACCATTTTCAAGTTCAACATAACTTTTGTTCCATGTAATAACACCTTGCTGTAGCCAAATAGGTAAGTTTTCATATGCAAGTTGATATTTACCTAAAATGTCTCTAGCTGTTTGACCTCTATTTGCAAGAATGGCAATATTTTGTGAATCTTGAAATAATGATGCCCAAAGTAAATACGCTACTGTTGTTGTGGTTTTACCTACCTGTCGAGGACACTTGGTGATAACAAATCGATTTTTATGAAAAGTCTTTATCATCTCTTCTTGAAAATTATACAGATTAAATGGTACAAGACCATCATCAAGAGTAATAATTTTTATATACTTTGCAAAATAAATAGGATCTTTTGCACATTTAATATATTCCTGTACTTGTTCCTCCGTGTATTGGATATCAACCCCAACTCGTTTTAGTAGAGGATTATCGCGGTAAGTTTCTTTATTACTCATTGTTGCCTTTCAAGAACTTACTTAATTCTGCTGTAGAACCAACAAATATCGCTTTATCAATGTTTGTATTATTTGTTTCTTTTTTATTATTCATATCTCGCATTTGTTTTTGCATTGCCAATAATTCTTTATTAGCATCAACAACATTCTTTAGTATACCACCAAATACTTCGAACGCACGAGGATGTTGAGACTGCTTTGCAATCTCAAGAATTTCTTCCATTGCTTCTTTACCTTGATCTATAATATCTTGCAGGTTTTCTTTTGATTGTTGATAAGCATCATTTAAATCTTCATCAACATTTGCTGATACAATAGCTTTACTGGAAGATACTTCGGCTACAGCGTAACTTTTTTTTTTCATCAATAGGTTTCACATCAAAGATGTCTTCCATGTTTTTTTCGAATTTACTCATGTTACTCCATTACCATAAATCATCCACGTATTTGCTTCAACTTGTAACAGTGATGCTATTCCATATGTTATTAAATTGCGAGAAGCTGATGTTGTATTGCCAGCTAGATACAATGATACACCGACATTTGGAGTAATTGTGACATTTGCTGCTGAATTTGTTCTAGAAACAATCGTTATTGTTGTTCCATTAGAAAATGAAGCGTTTGAAGACCAAGGAATATACAAATTAACATTTGCCGATTGTGTATAATATAAATGTTTTCCCGCATCTGTCGAAATTAAAGTATAGTCTGTGTTTTGTGCATTCTGTGGAATAATTGTAGCTGCATTATTTGCTTGATCAAATGCTGAATTAGCTTGAATGAAAGCAGATTGAGCTAGAACATTTGCTGAATTAGCTTGAATGAAAGCAGCTTCAGCTAGAACATTTGCTGAATTGGCTTTATTAAATCCTGTTTGCGTTAGTATATTTACATTATCTATATTAGCATTAGCTGTGTCTAAACCACCTTGAAGTGTGATTGTATTTAATACTGCACTATTAGCTTGATTAAATGCTGCTTGTGCCAAAATATTAGTTGCATTACTTGAGTTGTGACCTCCTCTTTTAATACCATCATGAATCGTCAAAATATTATTTGTTGTGTCAATTATTAATTCACCAGCAGCACCTCTAGTATTTGCAACGACTGTACTCGCATATCTTTTTAATTGTAATGTTCTAGACATTTTAATATCCTTTAGTTTAAATCCGTTACTTTTTCTGCTAGTTTAGATAAATCATCTGCTCCGACTTGTGTTAATGCATCACCATCAAAATCTGGTGGAATATTTAAACCTTCAGTAATATCTGGATATTCCATAATTGTTGTTGTATAACCATACGAATCATTAGCTGTAGCATCAGTTGGTGTAGGTGTGCTATGTATTTTAACAAGTTTATTATTACTATTGAAATCGTAAATATTAACAATTGAATTTCTAATTAATCCAACAGGATTAGAAATCATACCATATAAGTATGCATGTGCAGTAAATTTTAATGTCCAAATAACATATCTTGTATCTGAGTCTCTATTTCCTTCATATGTAACTTCATATTCTGTCGAATCTAAAATGATTGGAATTCCTTTTGTAATTCCCATTTCTGGAATTAAATCTATATTAATAGTATAATCTGGCGTAAAATACGGTAAAATATGCTCAATAATTTGACTTCCATCTTCTATATTTCTAATATACAAATAAAGAGAAAATTCAAAATTATATGGAACAGGATTGTATTGCGCTATTGCTCCTGTATCAAGAGGATAAAATTTTCTCACATTTGTATTTAATTTTCTTTTTGTATCGTATGAAATTCCATTTAGAACATATGAAAATCTTGGCAAAGTAATTTGAACTTTTTTATCTAAATCTGGATCACCTTGTAATCTAGCAACATATAATTCTTTTGTTCCATAATTAATTGGTACAACGAATCTTTCTTGTTCAGTTTCATCCAAATTATAGCGAACTAAGGTGATATTATTAAACATATCACCAAAACCTAATATAATTTTTCTAATAATTCTATTGTAGTGTACGTTTGACATTATATTGTACCAAATGGATTAATTTCATCTTTACTCACATATTTAGAAGCTGCTTCTTCTATGAATAGATTATCAAAATTTTCATTTTTTGGCGCAGTCTCAATTTCATTAAAATTAGTTATATAAAAATACGCATTGCTTGTTGCACCATAAATAAATGAATTTGCAGCAAAATTACCATTAATATTTGTAACTTGAATTTCTCCTTTCGAAGGAGACCAATTTTGCAATGTTGCGTAACTGGTAGAATTAGCATAAGTGCCATCATCCGATTGATAAACAATTTCTTTATTTATAAATGCGCCATAACCATAATTTGTGTAGTCGTAATTTGGTGATTGATCCGAATACAAAATAATTTCATTTAAACTATATAATCCATTTACAGTAGAATCTGTTACAATAGTGAAATTATATTGAGCAAAATTAGTAATGCTTGTGACATTTGCCTTTATTGATAATAAATTAGAAAGTTGATTAACTTTAAATGAAATTGTATTTCCTGTTTGAAGATTTGATATTAAAGTTAAAAATTCTGTAGAACTAGGATTAATATCAACGATGATCGTTTTATTATCATATAATCCAGAACTCCAACTTGATTGGTTATATATTTCTATGTTTGATTTGAATGCATTTAAAATTAGAGTGTACGCAGACTGTGTTAAAACTTCATCAATAATATCAACCCCGGTTTCAATGACTTCTTGTGAATACTTGAATTTCTCCAATTCCAATTCATAAAAATATGGAACTTTTCTACCCAACATAAAGAAATCTTTTGTTTGATTTGTAAATTTAATTTCATATAATTCACCTGTGCCATTCATAAACGGTACATAAATCAAATCGCCTTCCCTAGGTCTAGTGAAAGTATTCTGTGGAACTCTTTGTGAAAATGATCTTTTCGATAGAATTACATTGACATTGTTTCTAATTTCTAAACCAAATTTAGAAAAGAATTCTTTTTCGCCCATATACTCAGTTGAGTTTGAAAGATATAATTCTAATGGAAATGCACTTCTAAATTTCTTTATTGGATCTTCACCAAATAATAAATCTCTTGCTGCATCATTATCGTTGGGAAGATAAAATGCATCAAATCCCATTATTTTAATAGATTCTACAATAATGTCTTCTATTAATCTTTGCTCGGAATGAGCGCCATAGTTGTTGAAATATTGACTGGTTGCCATAATTAATTCATAAAGAATTCTAAAGGACTACCGTAATTCGTTTCCATTTCTTTCTGAAGTTTTTCAATTTCATCCGTAGCTTCTTCGAAAACTTTATCTCCATTTAATGTGACGCCACCAGGTAACTGTAATCCTGCAAACTTCTTCATATTGTTACCCCAAGTTCGCTTGATTAATGCAGTAGCATATTCTTTGAGCCAACGATCATTCCAAACTTTAGTGTAAACATCCGGATTAATCACAGCATAACATTCTGCAATAACAACATCATCCACGAATATATCATAACCCCAAGACCAATCAATGTATAATTTCTGCATATGTCTCTGAAAGCGTATAGGAACCTCTCCAGTGAACATTATCTCAAGTGAGCGTAGGTGTTGCTGTGTCAGTGTGTAATTGATGTAGGACGCTGAGGTGAAGTCATACAGCTCGTTTAAGCGTAGTTGATATCTTAAATCAAACATGTTGACGGATGCTTGTGAATCTGTAAGCGGAAATATTCTTGTGACTCCGACAATTTCCATCGCGTTATTTGATGCATCCATTGAGTTGGATAAGTCTATATATTTTTGATCAATATCTGTTTGTAATATTTTTTTAATATAATATACTTTTTGTAGTCCATCGAAATGATAGTCTTGCCAATATTGAAGAGCATCATCGATTCTATCTTCAATTTGATCATCATCTACGTTTATTTCGATGACGGGAAACCCAAGTCTACGCAAACAGTAGTCTTTAAATTCTGATCTTGTATTTGGGTTTGACATGGTTACATTTTCCTATATGAATTTATATATTTATTTATTTTCTGGCTCTTGGTAATAAGGCCATTTGATATTAAATGGATCATTTTGTGTTTGTGGCAAATCTGCTAATGCTTGAATATATGAATCCAATTCAATAATATTATCAATTTGTTGTAAACCTAGACGTTCTAGCCTCGCATGTCTTTCATATCTCCAATTTACACCTCTAATAAAAGTATCTCTTTCTAATCTAATTCTTTCCCATTGTCCATTCAATACATTTTGTTTGTCTTCGTCTGACATTTCTTTTATTGCCCAATTTCCATCTTGCCAAGTGACATAAGAAAATCTGTCACTTGTTTTAGGTTTATCGGGAATTTTTATATAACCATTATCTTCCAATATTTTTTCGGATAAATTAATATCATTTGTTAAATAATTACCACTTTCTGTTGGTATAAGATCAGGTAAAAGTTTTGGATATCCACCCTTATATGAATAATAATTTCTATTACGTTGCATAATAATATACCTCTCTGTAATTTTATATAATATATGATGTGAAAAAAATTATTAAAGACCAGGAACTATAACATTATAATTTGTTACATATAAGCTGGCATTACTTGGATAATATGTCGATGTTCCTGGTACAAGTGTTGTTAATGTGATATCATTTGGTAAATCAATAATGCAATATGTTGTTAAACCTGAAGAACTAAATTTATCTGAATTTAATCTCGACAAATAATTGATACTCATATTTGTGGGACTGGTATATTGACCTCTAGTTTTTCCAAAAAAATCAAAATCACCAACTACATCATAATTTGTAGATATAATTCCAATCGTTTTATCTGTAGCTATGCTAGGAGTATTAATATCTAAATCCCTAAAATTTGTATTTGTAATATAATAGTTGGGCCCCGACGGACCTGTTGAAAGCTGTAATGAATTACCTAATAATACCCTTGTATATGGTGTAAATGTTCCACCTATGCTTGAATAATCTATTTGATAGCTACTTAACCTTGTAGTGTCAACATTTCTCAACACAAATAAATATGAATGTTTATGTGTTGTTGTAGTTATAGTACTAGGATAACCAAAACTATAATTACCTGCATTGGGTATTATACCATATCCTGTAATAAAATATGATCTATATAACCCAATTTGGCTAGCAGGAAAATCAGCTGATAAGATAGCTCTTGTTGAAGTAGAATTTCTCCTAATATTTTGAAATGCAATTTCTCTTCCGGAACTTGCAGAGACAGAACCAGATCCGCCAATTTGTGATCCGCTTGGATTCCATGATGATGCACCAGTAAAAGCATTATTTAAAGTTGTGGCCGCGGTTGTTGTTGATGTGGATCCAATATAACTATCCAATGTCATCCAATAAACAACATCCTGAGGTAATAGATTGTATATATTTTGAGTACTTGAACCTAAAACAGTAGTTCCATAGTGGTTAAATTCTGCAAAACCCACCAATTTTATATAATTTCCATAATCTCTAAATCCATTCGAATATAAACTTTGATCTAATGTAAATACGCCTCTTTGATTGTCCATGTTTATTTTATGGGATTTTATATAATTTCCTATTATTCCTCCATTTACTCTCATGTTATTTTTCCATAGAATTAATATTCGTTAAAAACAAGATCAAATTCATAATACGTACCTGCTAGCCAAAAATTCTGTATAGCTCTAGGATAACTTGTAGTATATTGACTCAAATAATCCAATTGAGAACCTGTATATGTATTCGAATAATCTTCTGGTCTGATTTTACCTATATGTACAGATAAATATGAATCTTGTGTTGCGAAACCATTATAAACATAATAAAATTGTTGTAAATCTACATTTGTATATATTTGTGTATCGGGTAAAGCTGTTGTTGATGTTGCTCTTTGAGCCATTACTGCAAATCTTAATCTATCTGAATATGTTGCTGTACTAGAATAACTAGTGGTACCGGTACCTACAGGTCTTGACGATGATGCGGACGATGTAGCGATTGGACCAACTAATGATACTAATGATGCGTTTGTAGGAAGATCTCTTATTACACAATAGAAATGTTGAGTGTTATGACTAGCTGATCTTATAGAAAAAGATGTTGAATTAGGCGCTGCGGACGGATGACCAACATACTGATATTGAGACAAATCCGATATGCCTGACGGAATTCTAAAATAATTTACTTGCAAAGGTGGATTGCTTAAAGTGGCTGCCAAATAGCTGAAAAAAGTTCTGTTTGAAAATTGTCCTATCGCTGGACTACTGGTAAATGGATAATTACTAGTGGAATATGATGTTGTTACCCATATTATAAAATCTCCTTGCTGAAAACTAACACCAGTCGGAAAACTAATTTGTTGTCTAGATACATTCTCAATTGAAACAGTGCCATCTGGTAATAAACCAATCCAACCGGTAGAATCTGGTGTTGATGATACCTCTCCAAATGTTATTAAATATGGTCGTTTAGCCCAATTTTTAAGACTTTTTAAGTTGTACTGTGATTTTAGATTATAAATTCCAGGTCTATAGCCAGCATATTTTTTAAAATTATTTGATCCGGTATCATCCCTAACAAATGTTGTATCAAAAGAAAACCCAGGTGTATAATTACCGTACGGACTACCGAATCCGCTATTCACCAAAACTTCTCCAACAATACCACCGGTAATTGAACTTTGTGATTTATTAAACATATATTATGCTGAAGTTGTAATTAATTCATATGATATCGTTGCTGTTATCCCACTACTACCCGCAAACATATTTAAAGTATTTCCTGTTCCTAAATAAACACCAGTATCTTTGGATAAAATTACCAGGGTAGCTTTTGGTGGAATAGTTATAGCATTTGCGAGATATCCATTCACAGAGTTGACCCTCGTATATGCTGTAATATCTACGGCCCCACCTGCAGCACCAGCTACAATAATACTGTTTAACTTAATTACTTGATTTGAACCTACGGTTAAACCTACAGAAGCATCTGATGTTGGTACCGATATATTTAATGTTTTAGGTTCTATTGAAGTTGTTGTAGTTAAATTGGGCATTTTTTATTCCTTAACCGAAAACTAATATATTTATTAATACATTAGCTATTGTTGTACCACCGCCACCACCTGCAGTATTAGCTTTATCAAATGCTGCGTTAGCATGAGTAAATCCTGATTGTGCTAGAACGTTAGCTGAATTAGCTTTATCAAAAGAAGATTGTGCTAGAACGTTAGCTGAATTAGCTTTATCAAACGATAAATTAGCTTTATTAATTATAAAAGCTATGTTAGCATTAGCAGTATTAAGACCACCTTGTAAATTAGTTATACTAGTATTTTGTGTTAAATCTACACCTAGAATATAAGCTATGTTAGCATTAGCAGTATTAAGAC